AAAGGCAGAAGGTTATTGAGGAGATAGAAAGTCTTGATGAAACAAAAGATTTAATTAAATATCTTGAAGCAAACTATGAAGTTAAATTGTGGATTAATATTCTTGATGAGCTCAAGGGGAGGAAGGGGAAATGAAGGACAAAGAAATACAATTAAGAAGAAAGATATGAAGAAAACTAAAGCAACTATGATTGACAAAGTGAACAAAATGGCTATTAAAAAGCCTCAAGCAATTGAATTGTGGAGAGAGACCCATGGTCATATATCAAAGATCTGTGCAGCATTGGGTATAAGTCGCACCACTTTCTATAACTGGATGAATGAGGATGCTGAGTTTGCAACTAAACTTGTTGATGCAGAAGCAGAGTTATCTGATGAAATAAGAGAGGTATTGATTAGTAAGGCGGCAGAAGGTGATATGACCGCTGTTATCTTTTATCTTAAGAACAGGCATCCTGACTTTAAACAGAGTAATCAACCAGCTCAGGTTGCAGTACAGGTTAATAACATTATTGACCAAAAGAAAGGAGACTATGGCATTTAACGCAGACGGCTACAAAAAAGCAATTGAATCAGAATTTACTATCATCAATAAGAATGGTGATGAGGTTAACTTTGTGCTTAATAATGCACAAGCTGATTTCTTGTCTAAAATTACAGGAAGAGACTATGTGCTTAAAGCAAGACAGCTAGGATTCTCAGCTGAGATATTAGCACTAGGTACTGCTAAGTTTATATTTGGTGATAATGAACGCTGTGTGTCTATATCTCATGAGACAAGTGCTACACAGAGGTTACTAGATCGCGTTAAGTACTTCATTAAAGGATTTGAGATCAGAAATGGGGTAGAGATACCATTGAAGTACAATTCACGCTCTGAGCTTGTTTATAACGGGAAGAACAACTCATTCTATATTGGTACAGCAGGTAGTCATGAGTTTGGTAGAGGTGACACAATAACATTCCTTCATCTCTCAGAGTTTAACTTCTATCCTGACCCTGAGAAGATGCTGGCAGGTATCATGCAGGCGGTAGTACCTAATGGACTAGTGTTTATAGAGTCAACAGCTAATGGGTTTAACTACGGCAAAGAGTTCTGGGACAGGTCAGTACTGGGTGAGACTGGATTTGCGCCTCATTTTTATGATCCTACGTGGGAATATTCCCCTGATCAATTAGAGCAGAAGAAGAAAGAGCTAGGTAGATTGTACCCTCAAGAGTATCCTATGAGTGCTGAGGAAGCATTTCTATCAAGTGGTGAGTTATTCTTTGATAACTTTGCATTAAAAGACCATTTAAAAAATGTGAGAGAGCCAATAACAAGTGGCGTGATTTACTAGAGCTTGCCCGGAGGAGAAGTTTTCTCTAGAGCTTCTCCGAGCATGGATACAATTACAACAGAAGAACTGTCCGATATGTTGTTATTACATCGGCTGTTCTATATTATTGATAGTTTTGAGCCCGATGGGGAAGGGATAGCTGCCTCGTATGCAGAGGATATCCTTAAGGCATTATTCCCTAACTACTACAAATTAAGACGTGAAGACTTCGGAGATACCTACTTAAAAGCGTATGGAGTGATAGACGACCACGTATCCTACATTATTTCAACAGACACCGCGATCAGAAGACTACTTAAGATTTCCCTCTAGGAGAGTTGCGAACATATTTTCCCTCTAAGTACCCTTATTTACGAAAGATCATTCGGAAGAAGTAAAGCAAAGATTGGTATTACCAAGACAAAAATGCTCTCCTCCGAACATAGGGATAAGGGCTACAGCGATCAAAGCGATCACAGCACAACTTAGAACTAAAAGGATCTTTCTTTTCATACTATAAGACAGATTATAGCACAAGAACGCAGAAAGTAAATATATGGCAGTACACAGTGGATCATGGTTCGGACTCCCAGACTTCGGAATAACCGAGGCAATAGGAAATGCTTTTGGCGCACCTCAATCAGCTCAGGGTGGATCTAATGTCTTGGGAGCTAACACTCAGAATAGAGCACAGAGTCCTGTTAATAATTCCTCACCTCAGTTTGCAACTACAGTCAATTACCCTGGTGGAGATTCAACTAATGTTTCTGTGCCTCCTAGAGCAGCAGGTGTAAATGGCGGAAGTGTAACAAGCTCAGGTGGTGGTTCATCACAACTACAACAACTTCAAGCAATCGGTGGAAATAGAAATCCTCATCAAGAGTCAGAGTATCAAAGACTTCTTAATGAAATGAATCAAGGTCAGAATCAAACTAATGCTCTTATTGATGAAGCATACGGTCAATCTAATAACTACCTTAATCAAGCAGAGAATGCTTTAAAAAATGACTACCCAACAATCCTACAAGAAATAGAAGCACAGAAAGCTGGAGCATTAAGAACAGCACAAACAGGGTTTGATACCACAATGGGGACTGTCAAGACCAATGAGGAATCAGCAACTATGAGAAATCAAAACGTCATGGCAGATGCTAGAAGGTTATATGACGAGTTAAGACGTGGATACGGACAAAGATTTGGCGGAGCATCAAGCGCAGGCCAAGCAGCTACCGAGCTAGGAAATCTAGAACAACAAAGACAAGCAGGACGACAGCAACAGGATTTTCAAACTACTATGAAAGAGATAGAAGGTAAGAGGACTGAGATTAATCAAAAGTTTGAGGATCAGAAGTTCCAACTAGAACAAGTAACTAATCAAGCTAAGAACGAAGCAAATAGAGACTTTCAAAACAAACTTCTTCAAATCTCTCAATCAAGAGCTGAGAATGAACAGGCTAAGGCACAGGCTAGACTATCAGCACTACAAGATCTAAGAAATAAGGTCTATCAGATTCAACTACAGAATCTACAATTCAATCAAACACTTCAAGCACAGAAACAACAGGCCGAGTCAAGTCTTGGTAGCTTTAATACAAACTTAGGGACTCTAGCAAGTGATACAGGCGCTGTAGCTCAAGGATTTAATCCAACAGCTACATCTAACCTACAAGTAGACACATCACGAGGATTTAGTGCAACACCTGAACAATATCAGGGTATTACATCAACTCTTCCAACTAATAGAAAGAATGAACTCTTCCCGGGTCTAACCTTCGGCAACTAATTGCGAACATGTCCGAGCCAACAATAAAGTGAGGCTATGGACATATCTAAGAAACTCCGTGAATTTGCACAGAATAATCTCAACAGAGCCTTTCAAAGTGTACAACAGAGATACGCACAGCCACAGCAACAACAACAGCAATCATTTTGGAACAAGAGCAATCCTGTAGCCAATACACTACTCAATATTCAGAAAGCTACTCCTGCTTTCCAACAGCAAGGTGCTAATGCGTTTGGACTTAAGAACTTTATTAACAACAATAGAAGCATTGCAGACTATGTACCTCGCTTCCAAGCTCCTCAGGGATCTAACTTTTTCAGTAAGGGAGCAGCTATGATAGGTAACATTCCCATTGAGATGGGAGCTAATATAGTTGGCCGCAGCGTAGTTGATCCGATTATTGATATAGGCTCAATGGTTGGCAATCAAGCAATAGGAAAGACCCCACCAAAATACAACACTCTTAAAAGTCCTTTAGCACGTCTTGGCTATAACGCAGCAGGAGTGAATAGAACCCCACAGCAAGTGATTGGAAACGCAGCAGGAGTTATTACACCAGCACTGGATGCATATGGAGGTACTTTCACAACCAACCTCGCAAAGAATGCATTTAAAGAAGGTGGGAAGCAAACCTTAAAGAAAATAGCTGCCAAGTCTGCTATAGAAGGTGGCGCAGCAGGTTCTATTTACGGCATTCTACAGGGCTTAGCAGAGGGAAGAAATGACAATCCGATAGAACAATTCAAGAAAGCAGCTCAAGGTGGAGTACTAGGAGGTTCAATTGGTGCTGTAGGTGGTGGAGTATTGGGCGGAGGTAGCTTTGCTCTTGGCAAAGTCTTTAGCAATCTAAAAAATGTATTGACAACGAAGTACAAAATGACAGATCAGCAAGCAGCTGATGAGGTTAAGAAGTATGCTCGCGATAGATTGGGTAGATTTACACCTGATCTAAAGACTCCAATGGTAGGCGGTGGGACTTTTGAAAATAAACAACCAATTAAATTAAAACACTGGAAAGACTTAGATAAAGAACTTGGCCTTCCATCTAACTTTAATCCACAAAAGGGTGGCATTGATTTAGGTGCAACTATCGGAAAAGGAAATAAAGCGCAATTGCGACAACCCAAGCAAAAAGGAATAGAGCAACCAATGGGTGTTGGGGATCTGCAAACAACCAATCCACAAACTTTACTCTCAAACGCTCAGGGAGTAGACGCAAAAGTAAACGTACAGGGTATAAAAACAGCTTCACAAGAAGGATCTGGTATGGCTTCATCTGTTGCTAATGTACCAAAAATAAAAGTTAAAACGCAAGCACAGATACAGAAAGAAGTTAGAAATACAGAAGCATTATCACCAGATAGATTCCAATCCCCAGACATGCCAGTGCAACCTTCCAGTTCTTCTCAATTAAAAGCTTCACAGCAACCACAAATGGAGCAAAAACAGGTATTAACACAAAAATTAGGACAGGAATCACAAGCAGCAGGAGCAATAAGTTCATCCAAAGGAATTATATCACAGACTGTTGACGACCTAATAAATAAGACTAAGACAAAGGTTGATGATATCTATACCAGATCCCTAGACAGATTCCATCCTCTTTCTAAGATCGGTAAAGAAGCGAAGCAAGACCAAGCAATGCGTAGTGCGCTTACTGGGTATTATGGAGCTGGATCAATGGGTAAATACCATACCGACTTTGAACTCTCACCAGTCTTAAAGTCTGTTGATGCTGAAGATTTACGCAAATACACAATCGCCCAGCGTGATATTGAGCTTGCCGGGAGAGACATAAAAGGTTCAACTCAGGGTGATGCTAATAAGATTCTTGAAGAACTTTCACAAAAATACGGTGGGGATGTATCAAAGCTTGATGATGCGGCCAATAAGCTGTATTCCTACCAGAGTAAATTAGTTAAAGACTATTTGGTTGATACAGGGATTATGTCAAAAGAGGCATACGCTGGAATGCTTAAGGCAAATCAGAAGTACGTTCCATTTAAAAGAGTAATGGATGAAGTTGACGATTATCTAGGTGTTCCAGCTAAGAAGGGTGCAGGGTCTGTTGGAAGTCAGAATGTTATTAAAGGAATAAAGGGAAGTGATCGTGAGGTAGTTGACCCATTACAAAGTATTATAGATAACACATATAAGATTGTCGGTCTAGGACAGAGACAAAAAGTAGCAAAGACAATTGTTTCGTTGAAAGATAGCTTGCCAGAAGGAACGATTGTCCCACTAAGAACAGCAGAAAATGTCAAACAACGTATAAAGGTTTTGACAGAATTAAAAGATTTATTCTCTGAAAAGAGAGCTATTCAAAGGAATCTTCAAACAGCAAATAGAGGGCTTAGAAGAATTAAAACCAAGGTGAATAGGACAGAAAGGGAGATGGAATCTCTTATAGATGAAGCTCAGACTAGAGCAAGCGAGTTTGAGTCACCAACAGTCATAAAAAATATACTAGATAAGGTGCTGACGAGGGAAAGAAAAATTTATCTCTTGGAATCTGATTTAGAAAGAGGATATACAGCTATTAAGGCAAAGCAACTTGCCGACCTCATTCAAGAAAGAAAAGGTTCAATTAGCGAGCTTAGGGGACAACTTACCGGCTTACGAGACATTGGAGGAGTTAATGGCAATACTACTATATCTGTATTTAATGATGGCATCAAAGAAACTTATCAAGTTCCTCCAGAAGTAGCAGAAGCAGCAAAAGGACTCAACGAGGAATCAATGAATACTATTGTTAAGATACTTGCTTATCCTACAAGGTTATTCAGAGCAACAGCTACAGGTCTTAATCCTGAGTTTGCAATTCCAAACGTAGCAAGAGACTTACAGTCAACATTTATTAATAATGGCTTAAATCCACTTAAATTTGTGTCAGGTCTTGCTCACTACATGAAAAAGGACGATGTATACCAAGAGTTCTTGAAGTCAGGAGGACTTACATCACGTATTTCACTAGACCAAAAGTTTTTAAAACAGAATGTAAAGGATTTAACAGGACAGCAGAAAGCCTTAAGACTTACTGATCCCCGAAGGATTAAAACAATACTTGAGGCTGTTGGCCAAGCATCAGAGCAACCTACGAGAATAGCTTCATTTGAAAATGCATACAAGAATGCGATTAAACAGGGTAAGTCAGTTGAGGAAGCACGTTCAATAGGTGCATATGCAGCACAAGAAGGTTCAGTTAATTTTGCAAGACGTGGCTCTCAAACCGCAGGATTTAACGCTATTTACGCCTTTTTGAATGCAAGGGCTCAAGGAACCGATAGATTAATAAGAAGCGCGAAAAGCGATCCTAAAGGAGTAGCGTTTAGGTTAGGATTAGTAACAATCGCCCCAGCCTTAGGACTATATGCACACAATAGAAACTTTGCTTCTTATGATGATGAGAGAATTGTTCCTAAGTATGAAAAAGAGAATAACTTTATCATAATGCTCTCTGACAAGCCAGTTGCAGCTTTGGGTGGAGCCCAATATATTAAGATACCAAAGGGTGAAGTAGGTAAGTTAGCGAACCCAATTGAGGAGTTTATGAAGTTTGCTGATGGTACTGGCGGAGATGTTCAAGGTTCACTACTTGCAACTCTTAAAGCGTTCTCTCCTATTTCAAATACAGGTGATATTATTCCAACTGCTTTAAAACCTGCGGTTGAGGATCGCGCAAACTATAGCTTCTTTACTAATAGGGCAATTGTCTCAGAATCAAAGAAGAACTACCCAGCTAAATATCAGTCAAACAAGAGTACATCAGCCATATATAAAGAGTTAGGTGCTAAGCTGAACTATTCACCTGCAAAAATAGAGAATCTAGTAAGAGGATACTTAACAGGCTTTGCTCGCATTGGTGAGATGGTAGGCAAACCATTTGAAAAGAAAGATAACTACTCAGGCGAGGATGTAAATCAGACACCAGTTGCTAGAAGGTTTCTTGGCGGTGCAGTTAGAACTGAGGAAGAGCAACAGCTAAATGACTACTTCAAACAAAAAGGGGTTATGGATAAGGTTCAAGATATTAAGACGGGTATCAAATATGGCAATATTCCTGTAGAGGACGGAATGAATGAGATCAATAAGATACTCGAAACTAATCAGAAAGAATTAGAGTCAAAACCACAAAGTAATTTTGGTGTACGCTCATCATCTGCGGCAGAGACTAGTTCAACAGACCCACAACTTCAAGCAATTCAAGACAGTATGCTTAAGCTAAAAGTAGAAAACTCAGGCAATGCTCAAAAAGACTCGCAAGGAAACATCATCTACGTTAATGAGAATGGTAATGCTGCCACTATCAAGTTAACACCTCCTACAGCAGGCACGGGAATTGGTGCATTTGCTAACCAGAACTGGAATATAACAAAGGCTCGTGAAGTGTGGAGTGCTAACCTTCCAGAAGACGTTAAGCAGGATGCATTTAAGAAATTAGGCGTAGATCCACAAAAGGTTAGGTATGATGTGCTTGCTAACTATAATAATGACGTTAAGACACAATATTTGCTGTCTAAGAGCCCTGATAAACAAACACTCATACGCAATATCCTAACTGGACGAGAAGAAAGTATATCTGGCGGAAGGTTTGTGTCAGATGGTGTTGTAGATAATCTTATTCAACAAGGAGTGCTAACCTATGCAGAAGGTGGACATATTAAAAAGATTGGAAAGCCAGCTAAAAAGTCTGGCGGTAGAAAGAGAGCTCGTGTTAAAGTACCAGGTTTTAAAGCAATCAAGTCAACTCCTATTAAGCTAAAAAAGATCAAATTTAAGAAAGTGAAACTAGGAAAGTCAAAATCTAATAAGAAACGTATAAGGATACTGGAATAATATGGTATAATAGGCGTATCTAGAGAAGATAAAATGGCCTGGCGTCAATTTAGACCTCTAGAACCTAACGAATTTATAGTAGTAGGAGTAGATACCTCAACTGGTGTTAACGACTATTGCTCTGCACAATTCCTCTCCAAGAACAGACTTGACGTCCCTTTAATCTATCACTCGAAAGTCCTTGCTACAGAAATGACTAATCAGTTATTTCCTGTATTAGAACGGATCTATGACACTACCGGTATTGCACCAGTTGTTGCCTACGAGCGTAATAATGGGGGTGTATTTGAGCTAGAAAGACTATCCATGATTAATAGATCCAATAAGTATAGGATCTATCTTACTAAGAACGTAGGAAACGTACAAAACCCCGATGAAAAGAAGATTGGATGGGATACCAATGGTGCTACCCGTCCCCATATGTTATCAGCCCTTAAAGAGGCTGTAGACACGCATCTAATAACCATCTACGACAAGCCTACCATTAATGAAATGTTTTCCTTCATTATTGCAAAAACCTCAGCAACACAGAAGGCTCAGGCCGAAGTAGGAGCCCATGATGATTTAGTTATGAGTCTTGCAATTGCATGGCAACTATACGGTACTGAAACCGGAAGGACAGAGGGTGCAAGCCAGCTAGTGCTTGCTCGTAACCGTAACAACAAAAAGAAATGGCAAATTCATTAAAAATCTGCAACGAGTGCCACAACAAGCCTGTTAGATGTAAGGGGTTGTGTAGAACGTGTTACTCACGAAAGATTAACAGGAAATTACGCAGTCAAACTGGCATCTCTATTACAAGACTTCAAAAAGGGTGGGTGCAAAATAGTGGTTCTCATAAGGGTTATCAGGTAAGAGACGAGACTAAAGAGTGGTGTTGTCAAGCATGTGGTGAAAAGCAATCAGCAAAACTAGATCCTTACCTCTTTCCCTTTATGGAGAATGAAGTCATTCGTATTTGCGCCCTGTGTCAAAACATAGTAGTTAGGTTTGATCTAAAGGAATTTTACCAACTCAAGAAGCAGCTTCGATTGCGAACATAGCTTAGGTCAACTTAGCCTAGTATCATGGCTAAGAAGAAGGACATTTCTGCAGAAGAGGCTAAAGACAAGACTTACCAGGAAGTAGATGACCACTATCTCATGTGGCGTGAGGACAACGATACCCGCATGTTCCGAGAGAATGGATGGAATGATGTTACAGATGCATACTGGGGCAAGCTTCCGGATGATTGGCCTTATGACTCACGCGTAACTGATCCTCGTATTAGAACCTCATTAATAGAAAAGAACGGAAGAATACTCAATTCTAAACTTCGTGGTAGGGTTGCACCAAGAGAAGGTGGGGATACTCTCAAAGGACGTATCCAAAACGCATTATTAGATTTTCAATGGGATTCAGCAACTGATGGCGGGACAATGCTTGAAAAGTGGGGGGAAATGGACATGGATACCCGCATGTATGCATCCAAATTTGGCTATGTACCATGGAAAAACGAGAAAGACGATGATGGACAAGTAATATTTGATGGTAATGAGTTCTACCCCCTAGACGTTAGAGACTGCGGAATGGATCCTAACTCTACACATATACGGGATGCTAAGTGGTTCCAACATCGAAAGTGGGTATCCATAGAAGATCTTTCTTTGATTAACGATACAGACTCTAAAGCTCCTATGTACCCAGGGCTACCTGAGCTAATGGAGAAGATCTCAATGGACGATCGGTCTATGTACCGTTCGGATAGACGTGATACCGAATATTCAAATAGAATATTAAGCCTAAAAGGTCTCACAGACAGAATGGGAGAGGACAAGTCTTTTCCTGTATGTGAGATTGTTACAGAATATCGAAAGGATAGATTTATAACCTTCGCACCTAAGTATAAAGTAATTTTAAGAGACATTAAAAACCCATATAGACATAGAAAGATTCCAATCGTTCAAAACAGGTACTACAAGATTTCAGGAGATCCTCTAGGAGAATCAGAAGTAGAACCAGTGTTACCGATCTGGAGAGCTATACAGGCAACAGTCTGTGGATATTTAGACAATATGAATATCCATATGCGCCCACCCCTGAAGATTTTAGAGGGTGCAGTGAGACTAGAGACTATTATCTTTGAGCCTGAGGGACAAATGTTAATGGATAGACCAGACGCTGTTACTGAGTTTCAAGCTTCACCTCAACCAATGCAACTATTCCAAACAACATACGCTTCTTTAGTCGCTGCATTCAATCAAGCAATGGGTGATATGAGCCAACAAGTATCAAATGACAATCCATTTACTTCTGCTGAGAAAACTGCAACCGAGGTTAAAAAGATCGAGAGACAGCAAAACTCACGAGATCAAAAGAATCAAAACTCTCTCAGTGATGCTATCCAAGACATGATGAGTATGTGGATATCCAACAATCAACAGTTCTTGTTTACGAATGTTGATAAGAAAGAATATCTGCTAAGAATACTAGGCGGAGAAATGTTTTCATACTTTGAAAGAGCAGGATTATCTGAAGAGACTGTATCTCCTGAAAGCATGACCATGATTAAAGACATTGTTATGCAAGATCCTAACCTTTCAGATGAAGATTTGCTCACACTACATGACGCAGCAAAACAGCCCAAATTCCCTGTTATTGAGAACCCTGAAGAGACAGACCCAGACAAGCTCATTATTAAGCCTAAGATGCGCGTAAATGACATGAAAGATGGCGCAGAGCTATCTATAGTGCCTGAAGACCTTGTAGGCCTATATGACTACATTCCTGACGTCCAGAGCATGAGCGCAGGAGCGATACAGGAAAATCAAGAGAGCATGCAAAACCTATATGCTATAATTACATCACCTAATGTTTCACAAATGTTGATGCAGGACGGATGGACAATTGACATCAAAGAGGTCATCACAGACATAGGTACATCAATAGGCAGAAATGATACAGACAAATACTTCAAGAAAGTCCAACAGCTCCCTCAACCGGAGCTTGGACAAGGCGCAAGCCCTCTACAGAATAGCCCAATCGGTGGACTACCAGACGGTTCTGCTGCCGGCCTTGGCGGAGTTATGCCAACCCAAACAGCTCAACCCCTCGGATTATCCCAATCGGGAGGACTTTAGTAGACAGGCAGAGATAATGTTTGCAAGGTCAAGTGCTTTTGCAGAGGTTATTGCATTACTAGATGAGAAGAAATTGCAAGCCGGGATTACTGCAATGACCAAGCAGATCAAGAACCCAGATCATAATTACAGTATTGGAGGATCAAAAGATGCCAGACTCACAAGGCCAAAGCCTACCACCACTTCCTAAAGAAGCCTTAGATGGCGACTCAGAACGAATAGAATTAGCATTTCCAAAACACTCTCATAAACCTGTATTTGTTGGGGATAATACCATCAAGTGTACCTGCGGTGCAGGATGGTCAGGCCCAAATATAGAATCTCTCCTCAAGGCATTTAGTGCCTAACATTGCGAACATACCCTATATAGCAGTTACCCTACTCATGGACATAAACGAGTGATGCTCCCTCGTAAAAAGGAGCAGATAAATCCATGTCCAGAAAGGAGGTAGCTGTAAATGGATGAACAACAGGCAGAAATAGCAGAGCAAACTGCGCCCGTAATGCCTACGGAAGAACAAGCAACAGAAGCTGGAGAAGTTCAGGAACAGTCTGACGGGACTAGTGATCGAACTAAAGAGCAATTCGAAAAACTTACTGAAGCCAATCGAAGACTTAAGGAAGAAAATGAACTGCTCAAGATAGCACCAACTCAATCTGTATTAGAGAGCCTACGTCCCACCAGTACTTTTCCAAATGTAAGTGCATCGCAAGCTGCACAAATACAGGAACAAGTATTTGATGAACAAGGATATGTAGACCCCAACCTTCTTAATCAGAAATTAGCCGAAGCAAATCGTATAGCTCAAGAGGCAATTCAGACTGCGCAACAGGCGCAACAGCAACTAAGGAACTTTGAGGAGACTCAAACAACCAAGGAATTGTACAAACAATATCCGCAGCTGAACCCTAATGACAAAGAGCGATTTGATCCTAAGTTCTACGGTCGAGTTAAAAACGAGATGGTAGGACAACTCATGGGAGGCAAAACTGAAGATGTTTTTACGGCAGCGCAAGCTGTAACGGAGAACTTCTCTAGTGAAGTCAAAAAGCAAGTTGAAGATCAAGAAGCAATCACCCTCAAACAGCAAGCTAGTTCCGATCTAGGAACTGGTAAGGGAACAAGCGCCCCTGTCGATCATAGTTATTTGGTCGAAGAAACGCGCAAAGGAAACCCCGATGCTTTAGCCGAACGGTTAAAGAAAGCGGGTTTTTAATCCCAACGTAAAGGAGGTGAAATAATATGGCTTTTGGTTTACAAAGACAGAACGCAACAGATACAAGAGAATCCCTCTTGTCTATTCTTCGTGATGTATCTCCAAACACGGATAATTACTTTACTAGCAATTTGGGCAAAGCCCCAGCTGCTACAAATACTATCCACGAATGGGGTACTTACAATACCGCTCGACCTACATCAGTAACTGGTGCAGTCGAAGGAGATTCCGCATCGTATGGTGATTTATCTACTCCTGTAAGAACTAACAACGTAACAGGTATTCTAACTAGAACAGTTAGAGTATCAGGAACAATGAAAAAGATCGCCACCATCACTGGTGAAGATCCTTTCGCATTCCAAAAAGAACAAGCTCTTAAGGCTCTTAAGGCTGACATGGAGTTTGTTACTGTTAACGGAGTTTACGCTTCAGCAGGATCAGGTGTTGCTAGAACAATGGCAGGATTCGAAAGAATGATTTCAACTAATGCTACAGCTCGTTCATCTGGTCAGTCCTTTACTGAACAGGAATTGAACGACATCATGCAAGATGTTTGGGATCAAGTAGGAGCTGAATACGTTTCAGACCTAATTGTGTGTCCTATGGTAATTTCTAGAAGGATTTCAGGCTTCACAGCTAATCTAACTAGAAATATCGACGCTAAAGAGAAGAGACTCACGAATCAAATTCGTGTGTACGATACTCAAGTCGGACAGACAGTAAAAATAATCCCTCATAAGGATTTAAGAACCACAGCAGGATCGTTAGTCGTTATGGCTCTACGTGAGGATACATGGAAACATTCATTCCTTAGAGAACCATTCTGGCAGGAGAACGCTATGGACGGTGATCGTGATAACGGTCAATACATAACTGAGTTCACTTTGGTCGGATACGCACAGCGCGCATCTGCAAAAAGAACTGGTTACTCATCTTCTCTCTAGACTAAATATCTAGGTTTAGATAAGTTTTGGATTGGGGGTAGTAGGTTTGCACTTACTACCCCTTTTCCGTACAAATACACACTTTTCACGCGTGAAGTTGCGAACATACGACCCTCTTTGATTGAATTACATCAAATGCAAACGGATGATGTAGCCTACGAAATGGCCTCAAAGGAAGCAGCCGCAATTACTTCGGGAGTAGAGAGAATATATAAATTACTTGGAAGACCCACAGACACTTCAACAAATTCAGGATGGAAGATGATAGATAACCTAGTGGGAGTTTGGTACAACTTCTACCCTCAGGAATTAGCTGATTGGAAGAAAGAACTTGCAACTCAATTAGGGGAAGAAAGAAGCGTTCACGACGCGCTTAAAGCTAACGGAGGCTATATCCCTATATCGTTCCCTACAAGGCTCTACAAAATGCTAGAGACGTATCTACCGGATCTTAAAATGCAAGATCGGGATTTCATTAAAAAGTTTGCAGGCAGATATCCAATATTCAAATTTACAAACGCTCAATTATGAAGATTAATGCTTGCATAATTATTAAGGATGATAGTGAGATAGATAATCTTAAAAGATGTTTACTTTCATTTATAGATTATGTAGACGGTGTATATATTACCTCTACGAATAAACCTGATGATCTGATACAACAACTAGTTAAAGACATCAACAAAGAGTACAAGCAAGAAGTTGCTCACTACTCTTACTTCAAATGGACTGATGACTTTTCAGCTGCACGTAACTTCAACTTCGCACAAGCCCCTCAAGATTCTAACTATCTTTTTTGGGTCGATACTGATGACATAGTAGTACACGCAGAGAACATTCGCTTTGCAGCAGACAAGGGAATCAAGGGCAATCAAGATGCAATATTAGTGCCTTATTGGTATGGGTGTACTTTCAATGGCGATCCTTCTATAGAGACACTCGTATCTGTTGATATTGAGCAGAAGATGCGAGAAAGGTTACTAAGGCCGGGTGTATTTCATTGGGAAGGAAGACTCCATGAAACTCCTATTCCTAATAATGGTGTAAGGAATCAATACTCACTCTACGAAGACGAAAAGAAACCTTTTACTATTATGCATGGATCAAATATCCAGAATGCATACGAGAAGCTACCACGCAATAGAAGAATACTTGAACTGCAACTAGCCGATGAGAGGAAAAGAAAAGAAGGTGCTGATCCCCGTACGCTTCTCTATCTTATGAAAATCTACGCTGAGTGTGTAGACGAAGCTCCAATATTGGAAGACGTGATCAAGATGGGTGAAGAGTATCTTACCAAGTCAGGTTGGGATGAAGAACGCGGAGTCTGCTATGAAAACATGGGTATGGCAGCCGGTCTCCTAGGAAGACAGCAAGAGGCTATCAATTATTTCTTTGCAGCTATTAGAGAGTGGCCTCACCAACCGATGGTCTATCTAAGGCTTGCTACTGCATTTTTCAACTTAGGAAATTTCCGTCTAGCTTATTTCTGGATGAATAAAGCAAATGAAATAGATGTAGATGAAATACGAAATTCAATGCTCAATGTTGAGGGTATGAAAATAATGTCTACCGAGCTACTAATGAGACTTAACTTTAGAGACGATCACAAAGATACAAAGGTTGCATATGAGGCTGCTAAACAACTCTATGAGCTCAGACCGACACCTGAATTTAAAGGAATGATGGATGTAATAGGAGACGCCCATGATCTAAACGAAGCTTGTCGCAATACCGATGAGTTGACTCGTTATCTCATGTCAATTGGAGAAGAGGAAAAGATAGCACAACTACTTGATCAACTACCTATGGGTATTACAGCACAGCCATTTGCACAATCTCTTAGAATGCAGTTTACAGCCCCTAGAGTGTGGGAAAAGAATGAGATATGCTACTTTGCTAACTTCTATCAGAATCACTTCGAAAAATGGTCTCCTAAGAGCTTAGAGACCGGTATAGGAGGTAGTGAGACTGCTGTTATAGAACTAGCTAAAAGATGGGCTAAGAAGGGTTATAAAGTAACCGTATATGGTGATCCTGGCGAAGCACAGGGTGTTCATGATGGGGTGAACTATCTACCATGGTATTACTTCAACCCAAGAGATAGCTTTAACATATTCGTCCAATGGCGTAGCTGGTTCTTAGCTGACAAGATCAAATCAAAGTTATTCCTAGTAGATCTACATGACATTTACTCCCCAGTAGACATGAAAGAAAACGACATTCATGCAGTAGATGGTTTTATGGTCAAGTCTGAATATCACAGAGATCTAGCACCACAAGTACCTGACGAGAAATTTGTAGTTATAAACAATGGAATCTAGCGCGTTTCAAGAACAATTTGAAAAGACTTTGAAGCAGCTAAGAAAAGACATGAACATGAAAAAACTAGGAGTACAAATAACGGCATTTAATGAAGAGAGGTTTATTAGACCCGTTTGCTTACAGTTTAAAGATTCTGATATCAAAATTGTAGTTGCGGTATCCCTTAAATCTTGGAACGGTAATCTCAAGGCTGGTAATACGTTTTCTCTTGTACCCTCAAGAGTTGATTTAATGTCTACATATTCGTGGAAAGATGAAGCAGAACAGCGCAATTGGTGTATGGAGAATTTGGATGACTGCGACTATGTTCTTGTCTGCCATGCTGACACGTTCTTCACCCAAGAAGACATACAAAAAATTAAAGACTTTATCCAAACTGCTACCGAACGACAGTATGATATCCAAACAAAAATGTACTGGAAAGATCTAGACACAGTGGTACAACCTGACCCAATCTTAAAAGCAATGTTAATTAGAAAGGATGTTAGGTTTGTTGAGAACATCCGCATAGAAGATCAGGTAGCTTCCGCACCTATTGTCCCCGATGTTATCTGCCATCATCTCTCCTGGGCAAAGACTGATGAGGAGATCAAGACAAAGATAGCTACATACGGACACGCAAATGAAATAGTGCCTAGTTGGTACGAGGAAGTATGGCTCAAGGATCAGGATTACGATTTCGCACCTACTAATCCAACTGACTACAAGTACAAAGTTCATTACTCATGTCCTGAGGAAATAAGGAGGTACTTTGAGACAACATAAACTTTTCTACCAATCTAGCTATGACCGTGGGCTTGAACATCTGCTTAAGATGTGGCCTTCTATAAAGCTTGCTATTCCCGATGCGACCCTAGATATCTGCTACGGATGGGATCTTTTTGACAAGATGAACCACAACAACCCAGAACGCGTTGAATGGAAGAGGCAAATGGTAGAGCTTATGCAACAGATTGATGTTACTGAGCATGGCCGCATAGGAAAGAAAGAAATGGCCAAGCTACGTTCAACTTGTGGAATACTTGCTTACCCAGCTCATTTTACCGAGATATCTTGTATTTCTGTAATGGAGGCTATGAGAGATGGGCTAGTCCCGGTAACAACAGATCTTGCAGCTCTTAAGGAGACTAACGACTGTGGAGTTATGGTAAGTGGCGACATTTACGATCCTACAGTAAAGCAATCATACCTAGAAGCCCTTCTTAATACGATGGGTGATGAAACTTTGTTTAAAGAAAAACAACAGAAGTGTCTACAGAAAGCTAAGAAATTAACATGGGAGAAAGTAGCTGACAAGTGGATCAACCTATTTGACTACAAAGAACCTCAACCACTTATAAGTATTATCACTCCAACAGTACGTCAAGGATGGTGGAATTTAATGGCTCACAATTTAGCCTCACAAACATACAAGAACTTTGAGTGGATAATAGTTGATGATTATAAAGAGAATCGCTCTCAGGTTGCGCTAGAATACGCCCAAAAGTATGGACTGAATATTAGGTATGTCAGGGGCAAAAAGAGGGCTGTAAAGCGATCCTACGGGCTTGTAAACGCTAATAACACAGGCCTTCAGGAAGCAAAAGGAGAACTATTAGTTATTCTGCAAGACTTTATAGTAATCCCCGAGCGTGGGATTGAGTTGCTTGCTGATGTATATAGAAGAAATCCTAACGCCTTAATAGCTCCAACTGATCACATGTACGCTTCTCGCATTAAGCCTCGTGTAGATAGTGAGGATTGGTTCGGAGGGGAAACAGATGTCAAGGGTAAACTATTGTGGAAGAATGTACGAAATACGGGTCAGGGGATGCGCACAAGTGATAATCCATATGAGTTTGAACAGAACTACTGTGGCATCCCAGCACATATAGCCAAAGAACTAAATGGATGGTGGGAATACTATGACTCAGGATTGGGATTTGATAATACTGATTTTTGTAGGAGAGCCCTTGCTAAGGGATACAAATTAATAGTTGATGATACCAACGTCTGCTATGGGATTGACCACTGGAAGCCTACTGAAGATCGCGACAAGCACCTATATATAGCACGACACCGAAGACTCTCAGACCCAATTTATTACTGGTCTCAAGTCATGACAAAGGCTAATAAACTTCCACTAGTAAGAGATCAAAAGATAGATGATCAAATTGACCTACAATACACTCTTCCAGACGAAGTGAAGGACAAAGACGTTGTGAAGTATCTTAGGGATAACTTGCAAGAAATTATAGAACCGTGGTTTGAGAAATATTCGGAGGGCTTTAAATGAAAATACTAATTACAGGTGCAACAGGATTTGTAGGCTCACATTTACTAGAAGAGTTCAAGGGAACTGAGCATGAGATATTAGCTCTAGGACGATCTGAGAATAACTTAATTGCAGGGTACACGTATAGACATGTAGATCTTAGAGACTACGAAAAGACAGAAGAGGTAATTGCTGAATTTAAACCTGACGTTGTATATCATCTAGCTGCATGTAGTGCCGAGTCTACGGGTGAACATTCTCCGATAAACATGACTACTAACGGTTACAATACATTCTTTAATGTAATAACAGCCTCAATTAATACTGGAAAGCTTAAGAAATTTATTTATGTATCAAGCGCAGCCGTATATGGAAATTTAGATACTCCATACCATGAGGGGCAAGAGCCGAAACCTAATGATATTTATGCTGTTACTAAATATTCAAATGAACTTTCATTGCAGATCCTGGCAAAGAAATATAACTTTGACTTCGTAATAGTACGTCCCCACAACATTACAGGGGAGAGACAAGACCCTACTGATCCATCACGTAATGTAGTACCAATGTTTATGCAACTCTTGAGACTTGGCAGGCCTCCTAAGATATTTGGTGATGGAAGTTCTACCCGATGCTACACCTACGTTAAAGACGTAACCCGTGCATTATATCTTTGCCTAGGTGTAGCGAATAAAATTATCAATGTGGGCTCAGATAAAGCTACAAGTATTAAGGAATTGTATGGAGCTATTGTGAACATATCAGGTATTGAGGTAGAACCAGAGTATCTACCACCGAGATCTCAGGATGTAGACATAAACGTAGTAGATCACCAACATGCACGAGAACTATTTAACCCATACCAAGAAACACCTTTTGAAGAGACTATTAAAAAAACCTGGGATTGGGTATCAAACCAACCCTTAAGGGATTTTGTTGTAAAAAAAAAGGAAATTAATATATGAATAGTTTTGCACCTATAAAGGACAGGATCGAATATGGAGGTTGCCTTGTCGGCAAAGAAGAGCGCGATGCTATCTTGCGAGTGATAGATAACCAAGGCATGCGCAGATGGACTATCGGGGAAGAGTCTGTGCTCTTCGAGAAAGAACTCGCCAAAAAGGCAGGAGTTGCTCATGCAGTACTTGTTAACTCGGGTTCATCAGCTTTACTTGCAGGGATATCAGCTCTTAAACTGCCTAAAAAGAGCAAGGTTATAATACCTGCCTTAACTTTCCCAACAGCCTACAGCTCAATCCTACAAGCAGGACTGATACCGGTAGTCATAGATTGTAATAAGGAAACCTTAAATATAGATATAGACTCAATGGTAGAAGCTCTGAGGAAACACCCGGATACTGCCGCTGTTGTAGCAATCAATATAGCGGGTAACGTGGTAAACCTCCCATTAGTAAGAGAGTACATGGATTTATTTAACCCCAATATGAAGCTGATACTAGATAACTGTGACGGGTTTGGGGCAACCATTAATGGCAGATTTGCTGAGCAATATGCAGACGTTTCGGCAATATCTATGCATGCTGCTCACATAATCTCTATGGGAGAGGGTGGTGCAGTTCTTACTAATATTACAGATGTAGCTGATAGAGCTCGTAAGATGCGTGAGTGGGGCAGGTCTTCTGGTTCTGACACTATTACTAAGCTTGAAGGATTTCCACCTGACTATCGTGAAAGATATGTATTTGAAGAGATAGGTTACAACCTTAAACCATTAGAGCTTCAGTGTGCGATGGGTAGAATACAACTTAGAAAGCTAGCAGGATTTAAGAAAGACAGACTGAAAGTTCACAATAGACTCACTAAGATATTCTCTAAAAGCCCTTACTTTGAATTAGTTAAGCAGGAGTTTCAATACTCAGAGCCATGTTGGTTTGCCTTTTCTTTCCACTGTGTAGGTATTAAGAGGGAGAGAGTTATGCAGGTATTCGAAGAGAACAACATTGAAACAAGAACTATCTTCTCAGGTAATATCCTTAGACATCCTGCATATAAGAATGAAAAGCATATTAAAGCTACGTCACTCAAGAACTGTGATTATGTAATGGAGAACTCTATGTTTATTGGTAGCCCTCCCTTCTACTCAAAAGAACAATTAGACTTTATTGAGAAAGTTGTGAATAGTCTATGATGCCTGATTGTCCGAACTATACTTTTCATAAAGAGCATCATGACAAATATTCGCCTCCTCGATGTGGAACGGTTTGTCAATGTAAAAATGAGGTGTATGAAAAAGACGGAAAACATTACTGTAGGCACTGCAATATAAAAATTATATGACGGTATTCTATAGAATGTGTAACATCCCAAGCACAAATCCTTCCCCCATTCTTCAAGAAGACAAGCTGGCACTAAACACGCTATGTCTTAAATCTTTCGTTACAGCCTTTAAAGACGTTAAACCAAAAGTAATATTTATATGTGATTACTGTCCTCGGGAATATGAGGATATCATTAAGAAAATCTGTCCTTTTGAACTAGAAATTATCTTTACAAATTTGGGGATAAACGGTACAGCACTTAAACAGTATGAGTTAGCTGAGCAAATAGACGATGACATAATCCTCTTTCAAGAATGTGACTATGTGTATAGACCATCGGTAGGTGGTCAAATGATAGAAGCAATCAAACACTTCGGGCTATTCTCTCCTTACGATCACCCTGATTACTATAACCGGTATGATATACACCCTAAAGAAACGGAACTTTTTATATTCAACAACGAACATTTTAGAAGAACTAAAAGAACCACTATGACATTCGGTATGACCAAAGAAGTATTTATGGATAGCAAGGAAATCTTAGATAAGTACGGCTATTTAGATAATGAGGTTTGGACTGAGCTTGCTACTCACGGTCACAAGTTATATACACCTATTCCAAGTTACGCAACGCATATGGTGGCAGATTATCTAAGCCCAGCCATACCATGGGACATTCTTTTTAAACTATATGAATAACCCTAATATTCCTGTACCCAAGTACTCAATAATAATTCTCATATACCATCGTACTCCTGAGCTAGTAGAAATGGCTAAGGACTGTCTGGGAAGCGTGCTTGCTTCAACTAAGAACAGAACTGATACAGAAATAATCCTAGTAGATAATGGTTCAACGGAAAGATACGAATGGGAAAAGAATGTAGATACGTATATCCGATTTCAAATGAATAGGGGTATTAGTGCTGGTTGGAACGCAGGATTAAAAGTAGCAAAAGGTGAATACAAGATTATCTTAGGTGATGACACTATTGTAAGTGAAGGGTTCATTGAGGCTTTACAAGAGGCTATGGACATGCCACAAGCTGGCGTTGCTAATGTTCACATGGAACATCTACCACACGGTAAAGGAATAGTTGAGGATTATAAGTGGTATAGCGGGGCTTGTTTCATGCTTTCTCAGAACACGATTGATAGAGTGGGATACTTTAACGAAACAATCTTTCCTTGCAATACCGAGGACTGGGAGTACTGGATTCGGGTATATAAAGCAGGATTAAAGTTATATAAGAACTTCACTTTTTCGGTAATGCATAAGGAAGGTCAAACCGTACACGCAGCAGATCTTTCTGTACACACTCAAGGCTTACTTAAAAAATTAGAAGCAGAAGTAGGTTTTGATCCTGTGCCTGTATTCTGTGCAAATAGATCAATCCACGACGCAATCCATAGCAGTACCCCTCTTTAGTTGCGAACATATTTTCCTGACCTATAACCTGATTGTAAGATGTGGCAAGATATAATCAATACTCTGAAGTCTTTAGGTTCGGCAAGTGGCGGAGTAACGCTCAATTCCCTGCTAGCTGGTGAAGATCTTACAAATGATGTTCTTAAAGTTGAAACGCGTGGAGTTCCTTTTAATATTGCCGTAAACGCTACTATTTCTATTATTGACTCAACTGGTGGTTTTTTACACACAGTTCTTATCGGGCAAACTTCCAATCCTACAATAACCATCTTCGATAACGCCTCAGGTGCTTCAGGTACTATTTTATTCCATGCAGATGCTGGCCAAAGAGACAGTTATCTAGTTGATATGACCTATGTAAATGGAGCAACAGCCTACCTCACAGCTGGAAACTCAACACGCATAACAGGTTCTTACAGATAATATGTATGGCAAAAAGAATAAAAATTCAAAATTTAGGGACAGCTCTCTCTCTTAATGGTTCTACTCAGAATGTCACTTTTCCCGGAAGTTCCTCAGCTAGCGTAAAAAATTGTACTTCCCTGACAATAGCTTGCTGGGTTAAAGCTACTACATGGCTTATTACTGGAGGGCAATATTTTGTTTTCGTTGCATCAATTAATGCTTCAACATCTGCTAGATTAGCTCTTGATTTCCAAGGATCTAAACTTAGATTAGGCGCTCGTGCAGCAGATGGGGCTTCTTTTGCATCGACAACTAGTAATGAAGATGTTGCGGAATTGAATAATTGGGTACATATAGCAGCAAGTATTGATACAGACACAGAAACAATAAAACTTTATAAGAATGGCAAATTAATAAAAACTGATGCTAGTTTTAGCTTCAGTCAGTTTACTAACTCAAATTCAAATGCTATTCGCCTAGGTTCTGCGGCCAATGATACAAATTACTTCCCAGGCCAAATAGATGAGTTCAGAATCTATTCAAATAGAGTCCTTACAAACACAGAAGTATTCGAGCTGTATGGAGGGAATGATATTGGAAGTAATGGCCTATCTGTTTATCACAAATTTTCTCTTATATCCGGAACAACAGTCAACGATGAGATGAACGATGCAAACGGAACTCTTGTCAACTCTCCAACGCTTGTTGCAGGATTTAGTCAATCACGCACAAGTATATAATGGGAAAAATAACAGTATCAGGAGGACAATTTAAACAAGATGGAACAAGATTTAGATTCATAGGAGTTAACTGTTATCCACTTGTCCAAGATGATCTAACGCAACAACAACTTGATAATTTTTTTTCAAATTGTAAAGATGACAATATTTCAGTTGTAAGAACTTGGTGTTTCAATCAAGATGTACCTGCTACTAATACTGTAGGTAATTTCCGATATCTTAGTGGAGGTGCTCTAAATTGGGTAGAATCAACCTTTGTCTCTCTAGACAGAGTTCTTGCTTCTGCTAGAAAATATAATGTTAGATTGATCCTCCCTCTCGTTGATAATAATGGAAGTAATAAAGATGATTATTGTACATGGAACGATTCCATCAACGGTACTTCTTATGCCTCTAACCTAGTAAGAAACGTAGCAACTCTTACCCAAACAGGGAACTTAGCAACTTGCACTACTACTGTACCTCACGGGTTTACAACAGATGATAGGGTGACAATAGCAGGAGCAGTTGAGACCGACTATAACCTTAGTCGTTGGATAACGGTCACTGGTGCAACAACCTTTACATATACAATTGCAAACAATCCTACAAGTCCTGCCACAGGCACTATAACAGCTACAAGACCTGCCCATCCTAGATACTTTTACGATGATTCAAATATTAGGCAAATGTATAAAGATTTTATTGATAAACTAGCAGCAAGAGTTAATACAATTAATGGTGTTTTGTATAGCGACGACGACACTATTTTTTCCATCGAACTGGGAAATGAGCTTAGATATGATGTCAGTAACGACCCTAATATCAATACTGCTTCATCGAATAACTTTGCGAAACTAGGTAAATCCAGTGGATGGGCTGATGTTATGAGTACTTACATAAAAACTAAATTTCCTGGGCATTTGGTAGGCTATGGAGATATTGCACATACAAACGACTTTGTAAATGGAGATACAATACACAATGGTACACTCTATGGAGTTGACTATACTTTAACCGGAGCACTACCTAACATTGACTACTTTGACTTTCATGTATACCCTTATGCAGATAGTCCAGACTTTACACTTAATAAATATGGTCAGAGCCTTGGTTTTCCAAATGCCTCAACTGCTGAAGGATTAACCAGACAACTTATTAATTTTATAAAAATAGCCAAAGCAGCAGGCAAGCCATGTATGATCGGAGAGTGGGGGGTAGATAAAAGAAATACTGTTCTTAATTCGTACCCGTCATATCCTCGTCAAGTCCACTTTGCTAAACTTTTTAATGATTTCTTCGGTGCAGATGGTGATGGAGCTTTGTTATGGCAATATGCTACTTCAAATATTCTTGATGATAATAACTACAATATTCTACCTTCCGAGATCCATAGTGGTAGTAATGACAATGGAAACTTAAATGATGATGATTCTGTTCTTATCTCTGTTATGGCTCAAAAGTCTTCACAAATCAATGGGAAGAGAAGATCCCTTTCTCAAATTGTAATTGAAGCTGTTATTTAATTATGGACATAAAAATTGTAAATGAAAATGGAACTGAAGTAATCACAAATCCGGAAGAACCAAAATCTCCCGAAGGTATAGTTGGTCCTATTTCTGAAGAATTAGAGTTAAAAGCTATTGGAGATGTGATAGGTTTAGATGAGGGTGAAAGATCTCGATATCAGGACAAACTACAGACACTGAGAGATTATGCAAAAGCTAAAACCAATGACCATTCCCATACTGGTCTTAAGTGGGCAATCAAAGATCTAGAGTTAAAACTCAACACCCCGACTATAGGAGAAAAACTGATCGACTATATCCACCGCTTTGCATATCTTGAGCTTGAAAGTATGAAGATACAGAAAGAAAAGAAAAAATTTTATGGCACTATCTGATATTTACACAGCATTGTTTGGTAAAGGTTCTATCCAAGATGGTGACGTTATTTCGCTAGCTGAACATGGGAGGAAAGGTGGTATCTCTACTGGTCAGGGATTTAAGTATGTGCAGGATATTGGAGGAATGGAGATTGAATCCTACGACTATGTGTCAATGGCACTCTCTGCCGGCGACACAACAGAAACATACACCTTAAAGTCAGGAGGGTCAGGTGGCAACACCGTAGCCACAATTACGGTTGTATATACAGATAATACGCGCCAAGTACTCTCGACGGTAACAAAAACATAGTATGACTGGACTTAAATTTAATCCATTAACAGGAAATTTTGAAATGAGCAACTCTAGCAGTAGCCCTAGCGGCGGAGGAGGCGGATTAACTTTTAAATATAACTTTGACTCTGATACTTCCGATACGTCCCCGTCATCAGGATATATTAAATTTAACTCAACTAAAACTAAAGTTTCCTTTAACATGGTTACGTCTAATGGAATAGACGTTACGACTATCTTTAATGATATACAACTAGCTGGAACTAGGCACGATATAGCTTTTTTTAAAATTGAAAAAGCGTCAGATCCCACAGTCTTTGTATATGGCCGTGTCAGATTTCCTAACGATTATTCTTTTCAAGTCATCAACGAGAACGGATCGTTTTCAGCAGATGATGCAGTCATATTAACCGTACACCCACTGAAGCGCATACAAGATAAGATTTTAGATTCAGCAATTATTCTCGGTTCAACTATTGACTCTACGCCCCCAGATGTAAGTACTTCAAGTGGTAGCACATACGCTACTCGTCACCAAACAAGGTTAAGCGGAACATTTACCATAAGAAGGGTAAGAGTATATACCCATACTTCATCTTCGTTGACAATCAAAATCTATTCAGATTCAGGAGACATACCAGATACCATACTCGGTACCGTTGATGTGTCTACAAATCCAACGAATCTAAATCAGGGGATTGAGGAGTTTGACTTTCCAGAGACTTCAATTACAAGCGATACATTCTACTGGGTAGTAGTATCTGGATCTCCTGGGTACTTTCTCTACCATGATGACGTGCCAATGATTATATCTGATGGATTTGCAGAGCCTATTAATGTTGTAACGTCTGAGCTTTTAGGTATGAATGCTGTTTCATTCTTAGAGCATCCTTCTATGCCAGCAATATTTGCTTATGGAGGTACAGATGGACAGGTTCTTACAAAACAAAGCTCAACTGATTACGATTTTGCTTGGGAAGATCCGTCTGGAGGATCGGGATTGACACAGTCGCAATTAATGGCTAGGTTATCAATAGGATTTTAAATATGCTTTTAACATCAACATCAGACATTGTAAGAATAGTTTATAGCGCAGCTACCGCTGTGGATATAGATATTCAGGCCAACTGGGCCGATCAAACAACAACCGCATTCACACCAGGAAGAACTAATTCTAATGCTGCTACAGCAGGTGGTGCAACACTTACTATAGTTGATTCACCTGCAAGTTCAACTCAAAGACAAGTAAAAACCATAATGATTCGTAATGTAGAGAGTACTTACGCTAATACTATAACTGTCCAGCATTATGACGGTAGCACATCAGTTGATGTATGGTCTGGTACTCTACAGCCTAATGAGTCAGTTCAATATGACGGTACACAATGGAACCGTCTTAATTCATCAGGAACAGTAGTTACCAGTGGACTCACAGCTTCGGATGTTCAATCTCAACTTACAGCAGGTGCAGGAACATGGGTCAAACCCACTTCATTTACACCCAGATTTGTAGAGGTAGTAGCTTGGGGTGGCGGTGGAGGCGGTGGCGCTGGTGCTTCACTTGTTACTGTTTCAACAGGCGGAGCTGGCGGCGGTGGCGGCGCATGTTCAAGAATGATATTCAGAGCTTCTGACCTAGCAGATACGGTTGCTTTTTCAGTAGGAGCTGGTGGATTGGCTGGTGTCCCAGGAGCAGCAGGAGCAGCAGGTGGAGACGGTGGAATAGGTGGAAACACTACTTTTGATACTACCAAAGTTATTGCTGGCGGCGGTGGTGGCGGTAGGGGAGGTGCTATTTCGGGTGCAGCAGGCGGAGGCGGAGGAGGAGGCGGTTGTGCAGCCGCAGGTGCTACAGGAACTACGGCTTTTGGAGTAGGCGGAGGACCTGGAACTTCAGCAATCACAGTAGCTAACCCTTCTATGGCAGGCGCAGGGGGGCCTATTACAGTTATCACAACTCATAATGGTTACTTTGGCGGTGGAGGCGGAGGAGGACATACCGCTACTCCAGCAAGTTGTGTAGGTGGTAGTTCACGTTATGGCGGTGGAGGCGGCGGTGATGGTGGAGGAAAAATAACAGCAGGCCCAGCAGTTACACAACCATCAGCAGGTGGACAGTCTAACGCTTTTGTAGCAGGCGGAGGCGGAGCCGCAGGGACATCAGGAGCATCTCCAACAGCAGGCACGGCAGGAGCAGCAGGAAACTCTACTAAAGGTGGTTCTGGTGGTGGTGGTGGCGGTTCAACAGTTGCAGCAGCTACAGCAGGCGCAGCAGGGGGAGCTGGAGGGTCACACGGTGGTGGCGGTGGCGGTGGAGGTTGTGGACACAATGCGGGACTAGGTGGCGCAGGAGGAGTAGGCGGCGTAGGAGCTATCTATATATACACTTACTAATAGTGGTTTCCAAAGCCACATTCTGATTGCGAACATGATTTGCCCCCAAGTACGCTTAACGCGTGAAAACTTTATCTCAAATCCTCGTTGATGCTAATAGTTACCTTGATTTAGAAGCAGCAGTTCCAACTGGTGATGATCTTTCCGTGCGCTCAAACTATGCGCAGCAGGCTGTTAACGAATGGGGAGCTGTATATAACTGGCGTCAATTAAACGAAGTCTACTATCCATCGGCTGCAACGATGGCATCAATATCTCTACCCTCAAACTTCCGTAGGTTTATAGGAGCCCCACGTAATCAAATAGCCGAAGGTGTATGGCAAGAGTATCCTGAGATAGCTCCTGAAGAGAGATATGGCTATGAGTCTTCAGATCATTATTGTTACATATTAGGTAATCCGGGTACGGGCTATACAGTAATTTTCAACAACCTCTCCTCGAACGCATCACTCTCTATTGACTATCAAAGATATCCCTCTGGAATGTCAACTCTTACTGATAGTTGTGAAGTTGATGACGGTGAATATATCAAAATGAAAGTTATTTCCTACGTACTGCAATCACGCTCGGATGATAGATTCCCCATTATTGATGCTGAAGCAGGTAGGATGCTTAAAAATATGATAGGTCGCGAAATGATTAAGAGGCCAGGAGGTTATTCAACTACCAATAAAAGAGGTTCATCTGCATACAGATTGGGAAGGGGGAGACAATGACATGCCTATTATTGGAGCAAGACCACCAGCATATAAGAAACGTAAAGATCAAACTGCCGAATGGAGCACGTTGCGTAAAGGATTAAATTTACTTCTTCGACCTACAGAATTAAGCCGTGAAGAATATGCACAAGGGGATAATATTATGCTTAATGGTTCTGGTGTGCCTACTGGAAGATGGGGCACGGCAGAATATTTTGTAGTTAATGCAACAGGTTCAATACGTGGATTTGCAACATTCAATAATAACCCTACAGGTGTAAACGAACTTATAGCTCTTTCCGATGAAGGATATCTAGCAAAGAAGAATGGGACTTCCTCAACGGTCATAACCGGGCAGTCATATCCTTCGGGCACTACAATACGAGCTGAACAGCTCGGAGGTAAGACCTACTTCGTATCAGACAGAATTACTTTAACTGAATATAACGGAACTAATCTTGCAATCTACGCCACTATATCAGCTCCAACAGGAATTACAGCCTCAAATGTATCAGGCGTCACTGGTTCTGCTCAGTGGTCATGGAGAGTATCAGCTCTTGGTTCAAATGGTGGGGAAACTACCGCTCCATTAAATGTAGTGCTTCCAAACTTACCTCAAGATTTAACCCGTACCCAGGTGTTTGTGCAATGGTCTCCGCCATCTGCTGCTACCTTATCTGGTTATTCCGTATATAGAGGCCTTGCTGGGGATGAGACATTCTTAGCCGCGGTAGGCGCATCAGTTACATCATATTTAGATGTTGGTGATCCTGCCTCACAAACCATACTACCCCCAATTACTAATACTACTGGAGGGGTAAAGAGCAAGTTTATTACTAAGTTCAACGACAGACTTTTGTTTGTAGATAAAGATGACCCTACAAAACTCTTAATATCAGGTCGTTACCCAAATCAAACGAAGTTAAACTGGGCTGACGGTGGAGGGTTTATATACATAGATCCAGACTCAGGACAAGACATTACCGGTATTGCTGTTCAGCCTGGCACAAACAAGATCATTGTTTTTAAAGACTTTTCTTCATATGCAGTTGAGCTAACCACCGTTAACATCGGGAACTATGTAGTGCTAGATCCTACATATATCCCAATTTCAACCTCAATTGGTTGTTCTAATGCAGACACAATTGTTACGGTTGAAAATGATGTATTTTACTTTGGACGTAAAGGAATGTATGTGGTTGGGTTTGAACCTAATTTCTTGTCAATCATCCGTACTAATGAGGTGTCCGCTCGCATGCGTCCGTATCTAGCATTATTAGGTAACTCTGATTACACAAACTGCAATGCATTTTATGTAAACAATAAGTACATTCTGTCATTCCCTGATCGTAAGGAGTGCATCGTGTACGATCGTGAAAGAGGCGCATTTGTAGGTATTTGGAAGACTCCTTTTGGTATTTCTCACATGAAGCAATACGTTGACTCCTCCGGCACTGAAAGATGGGTTATAGGATCAAGCGAAGACAATCAGGTATATACATTTGAAACGTCTGTAAACTCAGACAATGGTACAACTATTACAAAAACAATTCGTCTTAATAAAGAATCATTCGATGTATGGTCGAGTCTTAAAATCATCAAGCTCTTCTACATCCTTTTTAGAAATATTACTGGCACAGTAACAGTTAACCTCTTGCTTGAAGGTAGGGATGGAACAACTACAACAATAAAGACCTTTGATATTGAAGGGAGTGCAATCGCAGGTAATTCGGGTTGGGGTGCTACCCTGTGGGGTACTTCTCTATGGGGTGACACAATGGGCGATCCTGTGTCAGGTTCTGACGAGTTCTACAGGTGGTCACAGCTCTTTAAATCCGGAAGACTCATCCAGGTAGAAATTGTATGTAATCAAGCAAACTCTAATTTTGAATTATTGAACGTAAAGATGACCGCTGCTCAACAAGGTGATGGATCACTACCGAGTTCAGCTAGGGTATAAGATTGCGAACATAACCAGCCTCATGGTGTACTAGCCTCACTATGGCAGCACTTAAAGCACCTCCAAGTCAAGACTTTTTACAGAAAACTTTAGGAGCACAACTACTTACCGGTGTTACTGCATCGGCAACACTAAATAACACTACAGGAGTACAAAACCTACCCGGTGTATTTGTTGTCGATCGTATCAATACCGCAGGCGTAGAAACCCCAAGCTCAAGAGAAGTTGTTGGGTTTACTGGTACTTCAGGATCGACTGTAACTACCCTCTCTAGAGGCCTTGCTGGAACTTCAGATCAAGACCATGCAGTAGGAGCTATTGTAGAATTTGCCCCTGATGTAGTATGGGCTCAATCAATTTATGACGCACTTTCAACAGTAGTTACTGTAGCTGATACCTCAGTCGTTAATACTACAAATGTTGTAACCCCAACTGCTTCACAGACTCTATCTAATAAGATATATGGCGGTTCAGCTCCATCTCTGACAATTCTTAATCCTCGAGTATATGGAGGGACATTCGCTTCACTTCCCGTCTTTTCAGATCAAGCACGAATGATCAAAGGTCAACTTTCCCCTTGGGTTGATATCTCAGACGCTACGAATATGTGGGTTAACTTTGCCGAGGGTAATAAGTTTAGAGCAACAGTTGTAGGTTCAGGTACACGAAACTTCTTAGCAACTAATGCGACCATAGGAAGCGTTGCAATGTTAAGAATTAAATATGCCTCAGCAGTATCCTTTGCCCTCAACATCTTTGTGACCTCAGCAACTATCTCATGGCCATCTAACACAGTACCGACCTTTAACATGTCACTTTCAAGAGTTGATGTATTTGGCTTTACCTGTAATGCAACAATTCCTAAGTTTGATGCATTCATTATTGGGCAGGGATTAAGAGACTAGGAGGTTCTTATGGCTTACAATTTGGATCAATCATACACGACGGGACAAGACAATGCTGATGGCTCTGGAATAGGGAATCTCAGACGTGCTGCTAATAATAACACTATTTGGGGACAATCCTTCACACCAGCACTAACAGGTGGATTTAACAGGTTCGAGCTATACATGAAAAAAGTAGGTTCACCTACCGGCAACATTTGGATGGAAATCCACTCAGATGGGGCAGATCCATCCGCAGCTGCCCAACAAGGTTCAGACTCAGCAACAATTGATGTATCTACTGTTTCTGGAAGCTATGGCTATGTAGCTTTTGATTTCTCAAATATTACTCTCACCCCTGGCGTTGAATATTGGGCGCTTTTATATGGAGATTATACGGAAGCTGTTGATGTAGGTATTTACGTTGGTCTTGATACCTCAAGCCCTTCTTACGCAGGAGGACATGCAGGAAGGTTTGGAAATGGTAGCGCAGCTTGGGAAGACATAACTACATACGACGCTCAATTTAAAACCTATCATGATGATCCTCAAACATCTAATGCAGGTGCATTTTTTCTACAGGTATTATGACAAAACAAGAAACCGTAACACTCAAAGATATCTACGAAATAGTCGCAAGGCTAGAGTTAAAAGTAGACAAAAGATTTGAAGAGCTTGAAAGCAGATTTGTTACTAAAGAGGCTTTCTGGCCTGTGAGAACTATTGTATACGGAGGAGCAGGAATAGTACTTGTTGCAGTATTTGGGTTCTTAGTTAATTTAGCAATTAAAAAATAATATGACACACGATCAATTTACAGCTAAGTACAACGGTAAAGGCATAGATTTTGACGGTGCATACGGTAATCAGTGCATGGATCTATACCACCAATACGTAAAGGAGGTACTACCTGGATATCCTCACCCTTCAGCAAAAGGAGCTGGATATTTAATAGGGGCATTACCTTCAACCCATTACGACTGGATTTCAAATACGATAACCGCTGTTCCACAAAAAGGTGACATTCTTCTATGGGGTTTGAAAGCTGGAGGTGGATATGGACACGTTGCTATCTACATTTCTGGCAATGTATGGAGCTTTACCTCATTCGACCAGAACTGGCCTACAGGGTCATACTGCCACTATCAAGGACATAACTACTTTGGAGACCTAAAGGGATGGTATAGACCTAAATCTCAACCACTTACAGAAGAGCAAAAGAATCAAAAGGTACGGGAAATACTCGGCAAACCAATCTCAATTCAGGAACAGAATAGACAAGCAAAAGACGTATTAAATGGCTGAAAAAATAACAATCAAGCAGGAGCTAAAGAACCTCACAAGAGCAGTCTATGAGGTAGCAGAGTATCAGCAGGTGACTATTAAACGCATGGAAATACTTGATGATATCTCAGAGAAGCTTGAGGCCTTAACGCAGGTAATGCAATCTAATCGAGAGAAGCAAGGAGAGGTACATAAAGACTTAAAAGCCGATGTGAAAAAGATTGAGTTTGCAGTAGAAGATAAGGTTCAAGAGGTTAAAGACATGGTAGATGGGGCAAACATCTTGGTAGTCAAAAAAGGACTATTAGACAAAGTAAAAAAGATTATTAACAAACATGGAAATTAGACTCTACATATTTATAGGACTTATGACACTATTTGTGCTTTTGTTCAATCGTTATCAGCACAAGAAGACTCGCAAGGAGACACAAGAAATAAAAGTCAGATTGTCATGGGTTATGAAACGACAAGTTAATTTTCTAAAGATTTTCAAGAAAGGAGGGAAGAGTGAAGAAAATAGCAAAGCTTAATTTTTTAACAGGCAAAAAGACATATATCGTAGGAGGACTTATGGTAGTTCACGGACTATCACAAATATTAACAGAAATTATTAATGGCGAAATGCCAGATCAATTTAGCGTATCAGAAGTATTAAACGGACTAGTCATTATTTTTATAAGAAAAGCTATCTAATATGGAGTATGAAAAAGCCTTCCAGCCTTTAATGGAAAAGGGGGCATCAGAACACGTAGTAGCCGCTGAGGACATTAATCTACTTATTGCCCTTAATACGTTAGTTGAGAACGGTACTATTGTCGGTCAAGGAGAACTGCTGACAGCAGATACCCTTTATTACCTTAATCCTGAAAAACCCAATCCAGCCGTCCAGCCGTTGAAGGTGAATGGAGAACCCCTTTATATAACCCCTCAAGACAGACTCAATAGACCCTCTGATACACGAGGGGGGAGACGTGCTATAGAACAAGTATCAGAAGTTCGTCCTGTACGAATTGTTGAACCAAGTAGACCAGCAGGATGGGGACAAACTTCATACAAGTCTACAGGAAGTGGGGGGTGGTCACGATGAAAATTGAATGTGCAGACGCACTAGTACTACTAGACAACCAGACAGGTTTTAACGCGTACATGCGTTGTGAAGAAGCACAACGTATACAAGAAGCAGGAGGATTACTGCAAGCCGGGAATGTAAGTCTATACGAGACTACAGATAGACAGATACCGGACTCTTTAAAAGACGGGGACGCACTTATAACGGACGTACTTATTAAATTACAACCAAACGTAGCGCAGTGTCTCAATTAACATGCAAATACAACCTGCTCCGCTTCATTCCGATGAGATGTTGGTTGTAGTAAATGATACACAGCTCTATAGACAGTGTGACCAGGAGGCATTAGGAGCATGTATAGCCTTCCTAGAACACTACAAGGACAAGATAACGCATTTTGTATTTAACGGGGACATTATGGACTTTGAAGAACAAAGTACTTTTTCAAAGTCACCAGAACAACATGGACAAACACAAATCGAAATCAAAGCAGGGCAATGGCTTATCCGCTATATTGCCGAATTATTACCGTACGCTACGAAAGTATTTGTATGTGGTAACCATGACGCCCGCTGGGAAAACCTCATTAAGAATCAGAACATGGGTCTTGAGGAGTGGGTCATCCCTTTTGACGAAATGTTTAACCTTACGGGTAACGGATACAAAGTCATTCCCTACGGCATGGGGAATTACTACAGGTGGCACGACCGTATCTTCTGGCACGGGCATAGAGCGGGGGCAAAAAGTAACATACCGAAACTCGAACTTGAGGAGGCGGGAATAAGTGTCACTACAGCTCATATTAACCGCAATATGTTTTTTGAGTATATTGATGCTTTGGGATCTTACAAATGTGGACTAACGCATGGTGGATTCTCAAAAGATAATTTGTCATTTATGAAAAAAGCAAACACAGGATGGTCACAAGGATTTGGAGTCTATTACTGGAACGAGGAGATTGGAGAGCAACCATACAGTGTGATTATGAAACACGGTACACCAAGCTTTATATGGGAAGGGAAGAAATTTACAGGTAAAGGTTTTAGGATACCAATTTAATGGAAATTAGAGGAGCACAACGTCATATAGCAGAATGGAAACGAGCTATATTCCCGCCTTGTGAACAAACGCCTCAAGTAGAACACGAACGGGCAATGCAGGAGAACCGGGAACTATATATCGAAATCCAACAAGCAGACGGTTCACCAGAGAGTAATTTAAAGATAGCAGAGGAAGCTGTTGACGTAATAATCGGACACTTAGGAATAATTGAAATGACAGGACATGACGCACAGGAGTTACTAGTTAATAAGTTATATGAGATTACTACCTGCAAGTATCCGGTCGATCAAGTGCAGGGGCTAATGGCACAGGGGTTAACAATACATGAGGCTATGGCTATGAGAAAAGAACAATACCAACAACTATGAATGACGGATCAGCTTTATTCATCAAATGGGCTACAGCTCAGTTAGAAGATGGTTACACATACCATGAGTATTTTAGGAAAGCTCATTCTTTCCTTTTAAAATATGAGAAAGCAGACCCTGTTGCAATAAAGAATATGCTTGTTGAGAAACTAACTAAAGCTGCTGATGAATATGGAGATCCTATATCTAATAAAGATAAGTATAATTTTGATAAAGAGTTAGAGATGGAAGTTATGGATCTTGTATTCGGCTGGCCAATGGTAAGACAATATTTGAAAGATAAATAGAAATATTTAGTCCCTGCCCTGATTCTCTCATTTCAAAATTAAATCTATTATTCTTCTCAAACTCAAACCCTCTAACAACTTCTTTAAAAGCACTTAATATCTGTAATGGATCGGTAGCTTTTCTAATTAACGGATGTTTGGTAATAGCTAGCTGAATATCCTTCGTTGTCATATGGGTATAAGCAGCAGTCGTCTCAAGCCTTCTATGTCCTACTATCTTTTGAACCTTAAAGATATTGACATCCTCCTCTAGTAGTCGGGTAATAAGAGAGTGCCGTAAAGAATAGGGACACAACCCCCTGCGCTTAATACCCAGTCTTTTAATCCGACAATGAAAGTTATACCCCCAATCTACGTTATCAACTACTGCAACCGCAAACCGATAACTGTGCCCTTGTCTTGCAGGAAATAGATACTCTCCTTGCAAGCCATTAACATAACTCTTAAGTAGACCATCTATATTAGGTGGGATAGGAACAAACCTTTGAGTATGAGTTTTACTATTCTCCTCAGTCACGATAAAGACCCCCCTCCCAAAATCAACTAAATCGGTTGTTAGCCGTGCTATCTCCTGGGGCCGCATTCCCGTATATGCCATAATAGAAAAGAACAGCGTCCATCGATTGTAATTTTCAAGATGTGTCCCTCCTTTTGTCAAAGGTGGTAAATTTAGGAACGCTTCTATTTCACTATCGCTCATTGTAGCCCTCGTAATTGCCCCTTCCTTGACTTTTTTTATTAAATAGATACCATGATCTACCTCCTGTCCTGAATGCTGTAAAAAATTGCAATATATGCGGGCTATTTCTCGGAGTTTGTTTATATAAGATCCTTTTGCACCATTTGCTTTTAACGTAGCAAAGGCATCTGTTAGGGAGGTAGCGGAAAGCACAGGTGACAACCTGAGCAAAACACCTACTTTTTGAACATAGAAGGTTGCTGTACTATCTCTTACCTCCCTAACGAGTAAAAGATATGAGTAGAACGCTTGATACTCATTTCTTTTACCTACACTAATCATATTTTTTATTTATTAAAAAATTATTAAATGATTTGTAGGTGAATAAATCCTTTTGTAAGAACAGTGTAAGAAGTTTCTTACATAAAAAACAAGCACTAAACTAGTACTTGACAACATATTCAGAACATGATACAATTCTTTTTGTTAGATCAATTTGACATAAATTTTCTTACAAGGCCTGTTACGGACCCAAGAAAACTTCACAGTCATATTGATTTAACAGATCAATATGAATACTACAAATCAAAACGAGATTTTAGATCCTATATTACTGCTTGTCAAGCCTGGCAAGAGGAATGCAGTAAACCTAGAGCAAGTTAAATACATCCTCAGACTTAAAAAAGAGAACCCTCCTGTTACAAATCGAGAGATTGCAAAAAGATACTACGCTGAAACTGGCATAGATCTTTCCACAGAAAGAATTGGTCAAATATCACGAAGATATAAAGGAGGGCTTAAGTATGTCTAAATACAAAGTTGGCTCTAACGGTTACAAAAAGAAATCCAAGAAAGATGTAGGAGCATACATGATCGGGTTCCTATACATCATGGTACTAATGTTTGCTATCTATGACATTAACTTATTTCTTAATCCTTCCCAATCTGACGCTTCGGATATTAACACCGTAAAGGTTTCTCCGAAAGCTGTTCCTGCCGAGTCTGTGCG